AGCGGACTTCGTTCCATTGCCCGTCTCTAGGTATTCCGCAACAAACAAGGCTTGACGGTGATTGAGCCCATTTATTTGAGACGTCCAACCGATCCCTTTGCCTGTTGGTTCTTGATCGTGAGCCCTTACCTGTTCTTCCATCTCTTTGTTACCTATCAATAGGAGATTTGAACACTTCCGGCTGGGGTGGAAAATTTCCCGCCGAAAAATTTATTTCGTCTGAAACATGATAAACCTCTTGCGGTTGGATATCGATCTGTGAGTATAATCCGATTCCGGTGTGGAAAACACACTTCACGTTCGACAAACAAACTAGGAAAACACAATGAGAACTTCAACCATCACACAGACCGGCTGCATCCATTCGATTGAACGATTGAACAGCAGTCCAATGGGCAACCCGCGATTCTCTCTGAGAGTCGCACTCTGGTCCGACGGCGGCACCTCCGAGCTCACAACAATCGAAACTTCTCCCAACTCGGGCATTGCCTACGCCATTGATCAGTCAATGCTTTGTAGCACTGGCGGCGGATCGTTCGAGTTCACCTACCACATAACTGCCAAGCGTGGCGTCAAGATCCTAGACGGCTTCGAGTCATTGACTGAGCGACACGAAAAAGAACGCGCAGAAACCAAGCGACGCATAGCAGAGATCGACCGGCAGATGACCGAGCGCAGAGACCGACTTGTGAAACGGCAGGCGGCTCGCACTGCTTCAACTGCCGAGATCAACTTCCCCGCAACGCTGCAAGTTCTGGAAGACAAAGTTGCAGACATCCGAGCAGCACTGCGAGGTGACCGATCATGAGCCTTGCAACCAACATCCTGAGCATGTGCGCTGCATTTATCTTGCTGGCTATTTCGGTCGTCGTTCACGAGATCGGTCTGATCTCAGAAAGTACCTTGGCTTTTATCGCGGCGCTTTGGTTTGTCTCGTTCATTGGCAACACAATGTTCCTTGCCACCTTCACATCGGGAGGCAAGTAATGAATTACGTCCTTATCGCGCTCTGGGTTGCTGCGTCTACCCTGCTGTTTATCTCCATGGGCTCTACCGAGCTCGGCTTGGCTTTCGCCTTCACGCTATCGATCTTGTCAGCGTTCACCGTGATTGCCGACAAATTCAATGAAGGAGAGCTTTAGTGAGAATTCTATCCTTTGGTGGTGGCGTTGATTCTTCAGCCATTCTTGCCTATCACTTGTTCTCAGTTGATCTCGCAATCGATCATGTGATCTTCGCCGATACAGGCGCAGAGTCCAAAGCAACCTATGCAAACGTCGAGCGGTTCCGATCGCTTTGTGATGATGCAGGTCTGCCCTTCACTGTCGTGTCCAAGGGTGGAGAGAACATTACCGACTGGGTTACTCGACTTGGCATTGTCCCTGTGATGGCTGGCGGCTCTCATGTATGTAGCAAAAAATACAAGGGCGACGTCATTCAAGCTTGGGTGGGTGAGAATTTTCCCGCCGAAAAAATTACTTACCTGATCGGAATCGAAGCCAACGAAGGCAAGCGCACTGCTGCGTTCACGCCACCCAAGGGCGACACCGCCACCTACGAATACCCGCTGCAAGATCTCGGCATGACTCGCCAAGACTGCCTTGATCTGCTCGACGTCGAGGGCTTCGAGGTCGCTAAGTCGTCCTGCGTTTTCTGCCCGTTCATGTCTCACGGCGAGATCCGCGAACTCCGCAACGATCCCGAAGCTTGGGAGACCATCAAACTTGTGGAGCGCAGGTTCAGCGAGGAATCACCCAACAAGCATGAAGCATGGCTAAACGCTGGGAAGCCGTTCTCTTGGACTAAGCGCGACGTCAAAACCGACCGCAAGACCGGAGCGAAATTTACCCCGATCGGAATGAGAGCGCCCAAAGGTATGTGGCGCAAAGACGCATGGGCTGAAGGCACCCGCCTGTTCATTCGCAAGCACGAAGGCAAGCAGCTATCGATCGCTGAGTGGGAGGCGCTAATCGACGCAGCATAACGCCACTGACGAGATCGAAGGGTATGCGATCGAAACGCCGCAAGGCGTCTGGAACCCAAACAAACAGGAAAACGAAAATGGAAAACTACACTTACTACACCAATATCAACAGCGTGTTCGATTCTGCCGAGCAATACCTGCCAACAGTGAAAGCTGAGTTCATGTACATGCACACCGCTGACGGTCGCGACTATTTCAAAAATAAGATCACGCGCAGTTATGAATCTGTGACCTCTGTTGGCGATGCGATCGGTCAGCCAATGGTGGCAAGATCATGAGAGAACTAAAAGTTTTAGTCGCTTGCGAATCATCAGGAACCGTTGCCAACGCATTTTATTGGGCGGGGCATGACGCATGGAGTTGCGACATTTTACCGGCTGACGATGACCACCCGCTGCACAACCGCCACATCCAAGGTGATGTGCGCGAGGTTCTGAAGATGGAGCAGTGGGACTTGTTGATGGTCGCACACCCGCCCTGCACACGGCTTTGTAACAGCGGAGTCAGATGGCTACACAAAGCTCCACCGAATCGCACTCTGGAATCTATGTGGTCTGAACTGGACGAGGGCGCTGCGCTATTCCGCGAACTCATGAACGCCGACGTACCAATGATCGCGATCGAGAACCCCGTCATGCACAAGCATGCAAAGGTCAGGATCTGGGGTGACGAATGGGCAAAGCTGTCCAAAAGCGATGGCACATTTATCCAGACCAGCGTACAGCCCTATGAGTTCGCCGAGTCAGTCGATGCCGAGGACAACGTGACCAAGCGCACCTGCCTGTGGCTGAAGGGCTTACCGCCACTTCAAAAGACCTCAAACCTCACTCGCGAGACTGCGCGTGACGATATCCACAAAGCACCGCCCTCACCAGATCGCTGGAAGCAAAGATCAAAATTTCATCGGGGCTTGGCACAAGCAATGGCGTCTCAATGGGGCGGTCTCGATCTATGGCTCAAAGGAGAAGCAGCATGAAAAACGAACTAAAAATTCAACCCGAAAAATTTATCGAGATGCTGCAAGAACTGGTCGACATCTTGCTGGCAAGGGACGGCGTCACAATCACCTACCAGCAACTCGCGAATGGTGATTCGACTCCGGCAGTCCCGAGTCAGGAAGTCCTGATCGACTACTACGAGGAGTCTGAAGCGATCCTTGAAGAGCTTGGAATTTTCAAGGGTCAAAGTTAGCCACTGATGAGACCGGCGAGAACGCGGTCGAAAAGTCAAAGACCTAGAACCCTCTAATTTTTGAGGGGTTTTAAGTCTTGGACTTCTGGAACTCAACAAAGGAAAAAATAAATGGACGCAACAACTAAAATAGTCGTCGCCAGAGGCACGACAAAAGTCAAAAAAACCGCACGATCCTTTCGGATCTGGATCGAGGGCAACAAGCTGCTGCAAGCAGGATTCGAGCCAGACGTACGCTTTAGCGTTGATCTAGACTTCGCCACTGAAGGACACCCCGCTCGGATCTTCTTAAAGCTTGATGCCTCTGGCGACCGCAGAGTCACTAAGGCTTCGCGGAATGGAAAAGCCCGTCCGATCATCGATCTACATCAAGCTCTGATAGGGGAACTTTTTAATGAAGGCACCGAGCTTGAGGTGTTTTACACTCGCGCCGGATTTATCCTGATCTCGGAGGTGCAGTCATGAGTTGCCCAATCAAAATCACAGTCAAGATCGGATCGAGTGAGGTAGACATGACAGTGAAGGCTAGCGACTTGTTAGCCGAAATTCTGCAAGACGAAGAAGCACTTTGCCAGTTCGTACTGCGAAACATTTGTAAAAATAATAGTCGCAAAATCACTGCGACTCGAACCATCGAAATCGAAGAGGTGAAGTAATGAGCGAAATAAATATGCAAGAGCTAGCGACTGAGTTGAAGGATTTTTTTGACAAGTTTGGCAAGTACAAAGTAGACATTAAATTTACTACTGCCTTGGTCGCAGAATATATCGAAGATAGGGCGCAGAACGGTGAATCGTTGACTTGGGAAATAGAGCCTTGGGAGTCGAAGTCAGGCAATCCCGAACATTTCTGCCCAGAAAAATCAGTCGAGGGTCTAACCTTTTGGGAGTTGACCTATTACCTGAAAGAGTTCAAGGAGCGGATGGAGTCACCATACGACCATGATCGCCAGCCAGAAAGAGAATTCTATCCAACTTTAGATGGGGCGATGATTGAAGCCGAAGGGCTTCTAGACGATTGTTGCCCCTACGAGATCAGCATCCATGAGATATCGAATTCCACTCGCAGCTATCTCACTACGAAAACATTGACAGATGGGATCTGGAAATAAGACATGCAAAATAAAAAAGCAATTATCGACATCGCCCGATTCCACCATCTGCGGGTCTGCTACGTCGTAGATCGCCCATCTACCGACCCCTTGTTGGTTATGGTGTTAGAGGCAGCATGTAATGGCAGGACTGATTGGAATGTTGCCGAGTGGGACGCCCTGGTCAAACACATCCGGCAGTCAAATTTGACCGTCGGCGAATTTCTGACAGAATGCGAGAACGAAGGAGAAAACGATGAGTAACGACACAAACAGCGAAATGTATAACGACGAGTACACCATGTGGTTCACTGAAGTTGGCAGCAAGCGCAAGCAATGTCTCACTGAAAAGGAAATGAGGGTCTTTGCGCAAAAATGGGGATTCGATCCTGAGTTAGTAATTGACGACGGTGAATGCTTCATTTGGCATGAAGGTGTCGAACCTTATGACAACCCTTCAAGTACGAGTGACGATCTGATCGGTGGATGTTTCAAAACCACTTTTGAATACGTTTTGTACTACTACGACTTGCCAAGTTGGGAGCGTTATAAATCGACATACGAGAGTGATTGGAGTCCCGTCTCTGAAGTTTTTGATTATTCTGCCGAGGGCTGGGACAAGGCTTGGAAGGAGGCAAAGGAACTCGCATCGGGCGGCGCTTGGGAGGTATCACTCCAACTTGATGAACTCACAGAATACAATGATGGGCATATCCCCGCAGTCGAAACATTTGACCCGTATTTTGAGCTTGGTATAAACCGAGAACTGCAAGAACTTCAGCACCAAAAAGAACAGGTAGAAGAAAAGTATTTTTGGGCGCAGGAATATTCGCAGAAAGATGCCGAAGGTTATCTAGAGGAACTTAACAAGATAAAAGTTAAGATCGAAAAGGAGCCAGCGCATGAATAAAAATCAAATCTCTCAAATAGAAAAAGATGTAAAAATGCGAAGGCACCATCACGGCTGGCTCGTAACATATCCTTGCGAATTCACGAATTGGGATTATCGAACCTACCGCGAGGAATATTTTGAGTCTTCATTTGGCGAGTCAGCTTATCTTAAGGCGCAAAGATTCGTAAAGCAGACAAAGCAAGATATTCGAGAAGCCGAAAAGGCGTATCGGGAGAAAGAGGTATGAATAAAAAAGAAATATGCGAGTGGTTGGTCAGGGTTGCCATCTGTGATGAATCGCACTGCCGACCGAAAGATGTGGCGCAGATTGGCAACTGGATAATGTATGTCCGCCCAGACTTTCCGAAAGAGGTTGACTGCTTTGCGCGGCACAAAAATGCTGCTGGCGAATGGGACATTCGCGGGGAGTGCTTCACCTCCATCGAAGTCAAAGAGAGTCCATTCGCAACCAAGTGCAAGACCGTTCTTAAAATAACGACAGATAAGTTAAATCGCGAATACCGAGACTACGCGATTGACTGTGGCTTTGGAGAATGGCGCCACTTTGAAAACGATCCCAAGAAACGCTTCACGGCTCAATTGAGAGCCATTTCAGGCGATTGCGCGGCTGGTGGGCTATCTAACGATGGAGACGTTTTACCGTTCACCGAGGAAAAGCTAGAGTCAGTCTACGACTATCTTCTGGCAGACCTCAGTTTTCAAAGGTCTGTAGTGGTTAATGGGCTTTACAGCAAGAAAACTAAAAAAGCTAACCAGCACTTCTACGACTGCGCTCATGCACTAATCCGCAAGAAAGTCTTTCAGCATAAATGGCATGCTAGAACGGATTGGGTGCTAGAGCCGTTCGATCAGTGGGAGTTAATAAGGAATGGATAGCTTCGACCCACGGGCAACCAATAAGCAGCTAGCAGCCCTGCGGCAGGAACACGGGCTGACCAACCAGCAAGTGGCAAACCTTATTGGGGCGCCGCTGAACACAATCAAAGATTGGGGTAGAAAAAATCATCCACCGAAATGCCCACCCTACGCGGTAGAGTTGCTGGAGCTTAAACTTGCTCAACCTCGCCAAATAAAGTCTCGGAAGGGAAAGCAATCTTCTGAATGAGCAAAGGCTCAGGTGTCTCAAGAAAAGGCATCTGAGCCTCAATCTCTTCTCCGTCGAATGACCAAATATCTAGCCAGACCCCACCCTCTTTTTGACAGCCGTAAACTAGGTAAAAGCCTGGTTCGTCTAAGCAGTCTGAATCGAACTCCGACCAGTTACCTGTCTTGTGTACTAGGTGGACAATGTCGCCTGAGTCAGTGACTGTCCTGCTTCTCGTGAATTGGGTCATATCGAATTCCAAAGCTGTGCCGTTTTATGTCGTTGACCGGCACCAGAAAAACATACTTCTCATGGCGGTCGTCACCAGCCTTAAATATCGCTGTCGACTCGCAATGTTTCAATACAGCATCTATTAGCACACCAGTGTTAATCCAATGTTGGTTGACCCCGTCATGAAAAACCCAGACTTCTGATCTGGTGACCAGAATGCCCGATGGCTTATTGTGGTGCATTTCCACCACGAAGTTTCCGGTATCGATCGATCGAGGGTCGTACTTCACCTCTATGCCCACCGATTCTTCTGCAACAATAATGTCTAATTCTGGCTCATTGCCTGCTACCCGATAACTTTTTGGGTGTTTGGATCTTACAAAGTCTAGAACAGACTTTTCTGCAAGATGCCCTTTTTCAAGATCTTGTTTGAATGCCATATGTGCCTCACGAAGTGTTTGACTGTGGATTTAAAAGGCTCAGGTATCGTCGACAGCCAAGCGTTTCTCTCAGCGTTTGTTTCTAGCTCTGCCAATTTTGGGGGCAGATAAATAGCTAGGTTCGCTTCGCCAAGACCCCAGAACTTCTCTGGAAGTTCTTGCTGGATATAAGTTACGGCAGACTGCCAATCTTGCATCGTTGCGGCTGACGCAGCGACTTGCCTAATCTTTTGGCTTGCCATGGCGAAGCCCCTTGCAATGTCTGCGGATAAAAGCTTCTGAAACGTCTAGGATCTCTTCTATCTTTTCGACAGAGATGCCTTTGGCAAACAGTTCTTTGGATCGCTTCGCTGCAAGCTCGAAGTGGGCTGACCTGTGTTCCCCTCCCGAGATGTCAGTCTCGAAAATATCTTTAATCTTTTTCTGAGCTTTAATAGCATCAAAGAACATCGTCATTCAGTTCCTCTCTAAAAATCATCATTAATGTGTCCCAAGAGACCGTGGCAGAGTTGTGCTTTTCGTGAGGGAAATTACTGAGCAGTGACATAGGCACTACGCACTGGATGGGTAGCCGATCGAACTTGTAAACCAGGATTGGGGTGAGTGACATGTGCTCACCCGCCGCCCACGCTTGATCCCACCAAGCCTTAGCTGGAAACGGCATTTGGGAGTAGCGTTTACACTCGATCACGAATGGTTCCAGCACAATGTCCCCAAGGTTGCCTTCGCGATACTGATCCAGCACTCGCTTACAGTTGATGCCCAACTCGTCTTTGAGCATGTTGACTACAGCACGTTCAAAGTTCAGACCCTTATTTCGCGCAGCTTTACTCATAACAAATCTTTCCGTGGATCATCACCGACGCTGAATCGCGTGTACCAAATCGACTTCATAACGTCTTCTTCAGCATCGACCTTCTTCCCCGCTCTCCACAGATACTTGAAAGCGTTTAACTTTGCGTAAATTTTCACAGCCTCATCACCGAACGCAGCCACCATTGCATCGATACATTCCACTTTTGAATTTGCATAATGGGGTGGTGAGTTCACCATGTCTTTATCGTCGTTCATTCTTATAATCGCCTTCAGGTTTGTATTCGACGCGGATTTGAAAGTCATAGCCTTTGGGGGTTATTCCTTTGTCGCGTAATTTTTTTGTGATCAGTTCAGCCAACAGGTTAAATTCACTTTCAGTGAAATCATCAGGCTCTCCTAGCACCACTAATCGTGGGTTCGGCATTTCTTTATCTCCAAAAATTGGGTGGTCGTTCTCAGCGTCATCCATTGAGTCGTTCATAAACTCCCTCATGCAGGTTTTGTTCGCTGCCATAGCGTTGCTCAAATCTGAACTTGTGTGGATGTCTACTCGTGTAAGTTGAGTTGTCAGAGCCTTCGCGGTGGTGCTTGTAGCAAAGTGGGATCGAATAAAGATGAGCGCCTGGTTTTGTTTTGCCATCGATGTGATGGATCTCGGCTGGGGTGAAGATCTCCCATTCATTCAGACAAATCACACAACCCATGTCGGCGATCGCATTCATCCAAGCTTTTTCTTCTGCTGTTGGAGTCCTACCCTTCACTCAACAATGTCCATTCGCTCTGGCGAGTACCCAACTGCCAACTCAAAAATATCTGTCAGCGGGTTTTGTATTATCTCGACGAGATTATCGTGAACAAAATTGTTCAGGTCTGCGTCGAAGTCGTCCATGTCCGCGACATCTTCATCATGAAGTTGCACAGCGATTCGTATGTAAAATTTCTGACTTTCGTTCATGCTCTGTAGATCTCCTGTTCTTTTCGTAGAGTTGCCATCTTCGTGCGCCACTGATCAAACTCCATTCGGCAAGCCAGCACTTCAGTTCGGGCAGCAGCTAACTCGCCTTTGGCAACTCCAACCCGCAGCCGTGCGTCGTAAACGTCTTGCTGTTCGTCTGCAAAGTTTTCTTGGGCTGCATTACTTTTGTGTCCGTGCATAGAAGCTGTGACTTTTGACTTTGCGACAACCATCTTGGCGTCTGCTTCCGTTGCTGAGACGCCCTCCTCCGCTTTGGCATTTCTTTCTCCAGCCCCACGCAATTTATGTGCGTAATTTTCTTCAGCGTGGATCATTTCTCATCTCCAAATAGTCACGGGCTTTCAGTGTCGCGGACGATTCGTAACGGAAAGTTTTCGCGTTGAAATAAAAACCCATCTTTCCTTCCCAATCTCCGTGACGATTTTTGTGGCAGATAAGATAGCTGTCAGCCATGTCCACAATTTTTGGGTTAGCCTCGTCGAACCCTCGCTCCACTAAATCGAGGTGCTCTTCTTTACGTTTGTTTCTAAAGACCGTGAATACTTGGTCGGCTAAATCTGAGATGCCTGACGATCCTTTAATGTCCCACTTGCCGCCCATTTGATATTCATCGGGGCTTTTCTTCGCATGGGTAATTAAAAAGATAGTGACGTCGCGCTCTAGCTTGAATTCGACAAGCTTGGAGATGAAGGCTTGCTGCCCATTTAGGTTTTCTTCAAAGTTTCCACAAAGCTGAAGGCTGTCGATCAGGAATGTAGTGCAGCCATACCTACGCCATGCGTAGTCAAGACTGTCGAGGAGGATCTCTTCCTTGGTCTTTCCCCGAGCAGCGATGTCGACGTAGAGGTACATCCACTCACTGATCCAGTCGAAATTCTTTTGAACCC